CTTGGAACAAATACAGGGGATTTAAGAATTAATGCTGGAAAGCAGACATCTCGTGAGCCAGTGTCAAAGGTTGGTGCTGTATACATTTACACTAAAGAGCTTTCTCCAACAGAAATCGAAGACAACTTTGAGGCGACAAAACTACGCTTTGGTCTTTAGCTCTATGTTATAATTTATCTAAGGAGTTATTATGCCAATACAAATCGGAGAGTCTGGAACACTCTTTAATACAACCATTCCAGATCTTACTGATGTTGCCAATATTCAGAATGCTTTTAGATTCTATCACTACGGAAACAATGCTGGATCCCCTGCTACCGCAGCAACAGCAGCCGCAGACTCAATCTATTCTCACCTAAAAACAATTAGCGATAAAATTGGAACAATTGCTACCGATAGAGTCCTTATTTCCTCAACAATATCAGGTCAAATTAAAATTGTCTCTTCAGATATTACAACAACAAAACTGGGGTATTTGTCGGATGTTACTTCTGCTATTCAGGCACAACTTGATCTAAAGTCTCCAATAGCAAACCCAACATTCACTGGAACAGTATCAGGAACATTCTCTGGTAATCTTACAGGAACTGCATCGAATGCTACAGCAGTTGTTCACTATAAAGCTACTTCTGGTGGAGACTATTCTGCAGTTACCCCAACAAATAAAATTTTTACAGGACAGACTCAGCCAACAACTGGAATGACAGTTGGCGACATTTGGATGTGGTAATAAATGGCTGTCGCTGTTACCCTGAATCCAGATGTCTCATTCATTGATTGTCGTATTGAGTACGATGTATCCTATAGTGCTGCATCAAACAGCACAACAGTTAGTGCATATTTTAGAGTAAAATCAACTGGTTCTGTAGACTCTCAGGGTGAAGCAAGATTTAAAGTCTATATAGAAAACTCTTCTGGAACAGCTGTTGCTACTGCAACTCGCACATCAAATACAACTATTCAGAATGATAATACCTGGAGAACTTACGCAACAGCAACCTATACGTTTACAAATGGTACAGGCGTTAATAATACAAACTCACTTACTGGTATTGCTCAATATAGAATTGGTGGTGGTGTAAGTTCTGGAACGGACCCACTGGTTGGATCTTCATGGAATGCACTTCCAACAGAAGAAACAGATACTATTACCTCAAATGCAAGCCTATATCCAATAGTTCCATCTTTTACACTACAAAGAACATTAGTAAATCTTCCTTCTAATACATCAAGTGTTTCTTACCTAACTAGCCCATCAAATGAAATTACGACTAGTTCTGGGTATGAGACTACTACTAATACAACATCTGGTGCTACAATATCTCAGGAATATGCAGTTTCTACATCGTCGACACCTGGAACATATACTCCGTTTTCTGGCACACTGTCAGTATCTCCACTGCAAAGAGTTTGGGTAAGGGCAACTGCAACAGCTGACGGTAGAACAGTTGATAAAGACGGTATATCAACAGCAAACATAGTACAAACAATTTATGGATATCCATCAAAGCCAGTCTCAATTTCTTTGTCAAAAGTTGGAAGACAAGTTACAGTAACGTATGGCAATTCTGCTACAAATGGTGGGTATGATACTTCTCCAACCTATACCGTCCAAAGATCATCGAATGGTGGATCTACTTGGGAAGCACATAATAATTCAGATCTTCTAACTCCAGCAGCAACATATTTGTTCAGAGTATATGCAACAAACGCAACTGGCGACTCTGAGGCAAGAGTTTCTGAAAGCCTGTTTCTATCTGCGTATGGATATATGACTCCAGATGGTTCTACGCTTACTCCAGTAAACATGGCAAAAATTTACGTTGGAATCGGTGGACCAGGTGCAGATGAAAATGGTTGGAGAACTGTGCAAAACGTAAAACGTTACACAGAGTCTGGTTGGATAGATTTACAGACCTAATAGTTATGATATAATTGTTGATATGGCTACCACAAGAAATTCTGGGTATTCAGTTGGAAATACCCCACCAGATGTGACCTGGACAGTTGTTCGTGGTGACACTGCTTCATTTCGTGTCTATGTAACTGACGACAATAAGACTCCACTTACAATCGAAAACTGGACTATTGCAATGGACATTAAGCGTGAAGATACACTGATTGTTTCTCTTACTCCAGAGCAGGGTGCAGAAGACGGCGACGGAGAGTTTACAGTATTCCTTGACTCAGATCAATCAGAGCTTTTAGAAACAGGAGACATCTTCGATATTCAGCTCTCAGACCCAACAAGAGTTTGGACCGTTGCTAAGGGTAGCATGGTTATCATCGAAGATGTAACAGACTAATGGTTGCAAAAGCGGTAGTAATAGATAATATCTATGCAACCGCAAAAACTATTGGTGGAGTAGATTATCCTATTGCAAAGCCTATCGACCTAGATATTAATTCTACTATTACAGATCTCTCATTAGAAACAAAATCTATAAATACAACAGACTACTCAATATTTAATATTGATGATAATGGCTATAGATCTATAATTAATGGCATATATCCATTCAGAGTTAGATTTACTACCGTTGGAGTTTCGAACTATGGACCAAGCAATCCAGCCCCTATTGGCATTGCAGTGATTGGTTTTAATAACTATATTCTTTAAGATCTGATATAATCTTAATATGGCTAGAATTGACATTGAGAACCTCAAAGCCAGATTTGAGACTGGAGATGTTCCAGACGGTACAGACTTTGCGAATCTAATTGATACGCTTATTCAGCAGTCTACAGATCTTGGCACAGCTGGTAACAATGAGCAAACAATCAATGGCATTGAGAACACAACAATCATCGACAGCTTTCCTGAAGATGAATGGAGAATGGTCAAGTATCTTGTATCAATCTCAAAGGTAGTTGATGGAGCTAACAAATTCTACGCAACAGAACTAACCATCCTGATCGACGGAACTAACATTCACGTCGCAGAATATGGAACACTAGACAACGATGGGGATATGGGAACCGTTAATGTCTCTAGGGTTTCAGGTAGCATTAGACTTATTGTTACCCCAAACCCTTCAGTAAAGCCAGTCACCGTGCGATTTGCTCGTATGGGACTTAAGGCGTAACAAGGAGATAAATCATGGCAACCGTAAATAAATCTTTTAGAGTCAAGAACGGTCTTGTAGTTGAGGGTGCAGCAACAGATGTTGTAGTCGGAACAGACACACTTCCCGAAATTATTCAGGACACAATTGGCGGTATGGTAACTGGAAACACCGAATCTGGTATTTCAGTATCATACGACGACGACGGAGGAAAGCTTAACTTTACCGTCACAGATAATAACACAACATACTCTGTTAGTGCAGTCTCAACAACAGGTGGATCAAACCTAAGACTTACTGGATCAGACTCAAGCACAGATGATGTTGCAATTCTTGGTAGCGGTGCAACAACTGTTACACGTACCGACGAAAACACAATCACAATTTCTAGCACTGACACAAACACAGTTACAAATGCGTTCACAACATTGTCAGTTTCTGGACAGACAGATGTCGTTGCAGACTCAACCTCTGACACACTGACACTTGCTGGTTCTGGTGTAACAATTACCACAAATGCTACAACAGACACAATTACATTTACAAACGCTGGTGTAACATCAGTTGCTGGTACAGACAACGAGATCACAGTTTCTGCTGGCACTGGATCAGTAACCATTGGTCTTCCAGATGATGTAACTATTGGTGGAGACCTTACAGTTACTGGAGACCTTACAGTTAACGGTGATGTTACAACACTTAACACAGCAACAATGAACGTTGAGGATAATATCTTTGTTCTTAACTCAAATGTTACTGGTACACCAACTCTTGACGCAGGTCTTGAGGTTGAGCGTGGAACATACACTAACGCAAAGATCTACTGGAACGAGACAGCCAATGCTTGGTATGTTTCTACACCTGGAGACAGCAACGGTGCAGCAACAGATGCTGAAATTGCAACTGGTGGAAGCACAAACCTATTTGGAACAATTTCAGATGGGACAAACACTGCTTCACCAGACTCAAGCAACGATACCCTTACATTTGCTGCAGGTACTGGTTTATCAGTAGCAGTCAATGGTACAACCGATACAGTCACTTACTCATTCGACGCAGCGTCAACTGCTACAGTTGCATCAGTTACACTTCCAGATGTTCTTCTTGGAAGCAAGACAGCAACATCAACTGGAACAACAGCAGATATTGATACATGGTCAACATCAACATACTCAACAGCAAAGTATGTCATTCAGGCTAAGAACGGCTCTGGAGACATCGAAGTTACAGAACTTCTCGTTGCAGTAGATGGAAGCAATAACGTTTACATCACAGAGTATGCAAATGTTTACTCAAATGCATCACTAGCTGAATTTACAGCAACATATTCTACAGGAGCCGTGGTTCTATCAGCCACATCAACTGCAAGTGGTGTTGTCTTTAAGGTCAGCAAGACATACATCGAAGCCTAATAAGTTAGTTGCTGAGTATCATTATCTGGTATAATTTACTAAGGTGATGATACTTGGCGACTACTAACAAAGACTTTAGGGTAAAGAACGGTCTTATTGTTGAGGGTGCAAATGCAACTGTTAACGGTAATGACGTTCTTACTACCGCTTCGTCTATAAACGCTCTTGGAGACGTTGTTATTACTGACGTTGCCACTGGACAAGTCCTTAAATGGAATGGCACAAACTGGGTTAACGATACAGATGCTACTGGTGCAGGTGGTGGAGGTAACTCGTTTACTACTTTTGCCGTCCCATCTGGAACAAACCCTGTAGCAGACTCAGCCACAGATACAATTACTTTTGCCGATGGTGTAAACATTGGAATTACTGGTGATTCTACATCAGACACTATTACTATTGCAGTAGACGCAGATCTAACTGCTATAAATGCCATTACTTTTGATACCACCCCAACTTCACCATCGACAGATGCAGGAACAATTTTTTGGGATTCTGGAGACGGTATTCCAAAAGCAGTTTTAAATGCAAACGTAACAATTGGTCTTGGACAAGAATCTCTTATTACTGTAAAGAATTCTACAGGTTCCACACTATCTAAAGGATCTGTTGTATATATTAATGGTGCTCAAGGGCAAATGCCCACAGTTGCACTTGCTGATGCAGATACAGAAACCACATCAAGCAAGACATTTGGTTTTGTAGCAGAGCAAATTCTAGATGGTGCAGAAGGCTTTGTTGTAACAGAAGGTGTTCTCCGTGGAGTAAATACTGATGGGCTTACTGAGGGTGGGGCAATCTATCTTTCACAGACTGCAGGACAATTTACTCAAACAGCACCTTCTGAACCAGCACACGTAGTATTTTTGGGGTATGTAGTTAAAGCACACGCTAGTGCTGGTGAAGTAATTGTTAAAATCCAAAACGGATACGAACTTACAGAACTTCACGGTGTGACTATTGAGGAAACACTAGCAAACAATGAAGTCCTTGCCTATGACGAAACATCTGGTCTTTGGATTAACCAAACAGCAGCAGAGGCAGGACTAGCTGCACTTTCAGGTGCCACATTTACTGGCAATATTGAGTCTCCCACACTTAGACTTACGGCAACCGATGATGCAACAAGCTCTTCTACAACACATGCATTTCAGATTGGTCCAAGTGACGGAATTAATTTAAGAATTGATCAAAATGAGATTAGTAGATTTAATAATGGAACAGCAGCCACACTGCTAATAAATCCAGATGGAGGAGACGTTATCGTTGGACAAACGGTTGCAGCAAACTTTACAGTTAATGGACCAATTGCTGGAACATCGTTTACTGGAACAATTGATGGAGGTAGTGCATAATGCCAGCACAGTCAACAATTAAGCTTAGACGAGATACATCATCAAACTGGACATCTACTAATCCAACACTTAGTGCTGGAGAAATTGGGGTAGAGACAAATACTGGTAAGTTTAAGATCGGAACTGGCTCTACCGCCTGGACATCACTACCATATATTGTAGAAAGTTTTCCAATTGACAGCCTCTCTGACGTTGTGATCGATGGAACTCCAGCAAACAACGAAGTTTTAGCATACGACACAGCAACAAGCAAATGGATAAATAAGACTCCTACGGAGGCAGGTCTTGCCACAACTGTTGGATACAGTTATTTGCAAACAGTTTATTTTACAGCCAGTGGTACTTTTACTAAGGCAAACTATTCTGGAATTAGAGCTGTAAGAGTTCGCTGTATCGGCGGTGGCGGTGGCGGCGGTGGAGCCGCTACTACTGGAGCGTCACAAGTTGCAAATGGTGCAGGTGGCTCTGGAGCAAACTATGCAGAAAAGTTTTTGCTTGCATCAGCATTAGGCACAACAGAAACAGTGACTGTAGGTGCAGGTGGTGCAGGTGGTACAGCAGGTGGAAACGCTGGAACCGATGGTGGTAATAGCAGTTTTGGGACACTTGTTGTTGCTGTTGGAGGAAACGGTGGCGGTGGTGGAGTGGCGACTACCGTTCCAGACTTTGATTCAGGAACAAGTCCAAACACTACTGGTGATGTTGGAGATATAATTATTCTTGGAGAAGCGTCTGGAGTACGAAATCAACTTAATGCTACAGATACATACACAAATGTTGGTGGCGGAACAGCAATGTTCCCAAATGCAGAGCCACCATCAGCAGTCACAACTGGAGCATCTGGTGGCTCAGTATCATCAACAAATAAAGGTTGTGGAGGAACTGGTGGAACAAATACTCAGTCACAAACAACTGCAAGATCTGGATCAGCTGGTGCGATTGGAATCGTCATTGTTGACGTTTATGTATAGGAGGATAAAATGAGAAATTACGCAATTATTTATAATGATGTTATCGAAAACGTTGTTGTTTGGGATGGAGAATCCGAATATATTTTTCCAGAAGGAGCAGAAGTATTAGACATTACAGATATTCCTGGAGCTGGAAGAGGTTGTTATAGAACAGAGTCTGGTTGGCGTAATCCAAAAGATGACGTTGTAGAGGAGCAGTAATGGCAAGACAATCTCTTATTGCATTTAGACGAGATACCGCTGCAAACTGGACCTCAACAAACCCAACACTTGCAGAAGGTGAACTTGGATTTGAGACAAATACTGGCAAGGTAAAAATTGGAACTGGTAGCACAGCCTGGAACTCACTTGATTATGTTCTTGGAAAATATACGCTAAGCCAGCTTTCTGGAATAACCCTCTCTTCTTTGTCAAACAATGACATACTGTCTTATAACTCTACAGGAGGATATTGGCAAGACAAAACAGCATCCGATCTTGGACTAGTATCGTCAAATGGCTATAGGCTAATAGAAACAGTAGCCTATACTTCGTCAACCACAATGCCATCATCTGCAAACTATAGAGCAATTAGAATAAAATGTATTGGTGGTGGAGGGGGTTCTGGTGGATGTGCTATTGGTGCAGCATCTGCTGGAGGTTCTGGCGGCAACTATTCAGAAAGCTTTGTATTAACGAATACTATTTACAATACACCAACAATTACGGTTGGTGCAGGTGGAACTGCTGGAACAAATAGTCCAACATCTGGTGGCGATGGCGGAAGAAGTAGCGTATCTTTTACTATTCCAAATATAATTCAGAGTGGCTCTATGAGCGGTGGCAATACTGGAACATATGTTTTGATACCTGAAGCACCAATAGAATACCTTCCACAAATTGGAGACGTTGTTGGAATATCTGGTTTTACCAATACAAGCATAAATGAATCGTTTGGTGTTGTTATTAGTAGGAATATTGCAGAAAGAAGGTTCGAAACTGATGACTTGATCGGAACTGGGAATCAGGCTTCTACAGAAACACCAACACCACCAGCATCGTTAACGTATTACCTATGTATAGCTTCTGGTGGCAATGGAAGTTTGTCAGAAAGCACGGCACTTGTCGCACCAGATTTTGAGAGTGGAACACTTCCAAATACAGGTACAGGAGCTGTAGAATATGGAGATTTCTCAATTTTGGGTGGTGCAAGTGGAATCGTATCATTCGAAACCTCTACAGACCTATATGCATCAAAACCAGGTGCAGCACCAGGGTATCCGATTGGTGATGCACAAGCCACCATAGCAACTTCTTCTAGATCTGGATCTTCGGCAAACTCTGGAGCATATGGTGCTGGTGCATTTGGAGCAATGTCTATTTCTAGTAACAAGGCTTCTGGTGGAGCAGGAAACCCTGGAATTGTAATTATAGAATATTACGCCTAGTCTCTATGCTAAAATAGACTAGGAGATAATATGACCAGTCGTTCTAATGCTTATGCCTATCAAATTGCTAAAGAGCATCCCATTGCTTTATGGGCTTTAGATGATGATATTTCTGCTACCTCCACAGTTTCTAATGTTGGCAGTCTAGGTAGCCTTACTGTTGCACCAGCAGCTGGTCATGACGAACTTACTACAAGTGGGTATTATGTTAACCCTGGAACAGATGCTAAAAACTATGGTGTGCCAATGGTATATGGTGCATATAACTCAACGGTGCTATATAGCAACTCTCCAAAACCATCCCTTCTGATTCCTGCAAATGGATTCCTTATTGAGTATGGAAGAAACTTTAATCTCACAGTTGAGATGTGGCTAAACATTAATAATAGGAGCACAAGCCCAAAACGCATCTTTGGTCCAATTGGATCTACAGACGGAATCTATGTCGATGGATCATTTATTGGTCTTAAAATTGGCAATAACTATTCTTCACACTTTGTTGGTGAGTGGGGACGACCAATGCTTATTCACGTTGGGATAGCCAACAACTTCGCTACTATGATGATTAATAGCGAACAAGTGGTTGGTATGAATATTGATATGTCAACTATCGATCTTGCTGACGATACTGCAAGTGGAAATAGCCAAGACTGGCTTGGATTCTATTGTTATGATGATGTTGGTCCAATTCTGGTTGACTGTATTGCTATTTATGCATATCAGGTTTCATCTGTTATTGCAAAGAGACGATTTGTTTATGGTCAGGGTACTCAGGCACTAGATACAGTATTTACATCATACTCAAGTACCCCAGCAGCTATTGACTATTCATTCTCAAGATTTGGAAAGAATAGGGTATACCCAGATATCTTTAGATGGGAAAACGGATATATTAATAATCTTGAGGTAGACGCAAACAAGCTATCCGTCCCTGCGTATTCTCTGCCAACAATTTCGATTAAAAATAAGACGGTAGATCAGTGGAAAGCCTATCAGGATAGTTCTGGTGCTTTTATGAAGATTAGAAATACAGATGAAACTGGTTACTTGGTCTTTGACAACTTCGATTTTACGCTATCTCCAATTCGTGGTTTTTATGGTGTATTTAAATATGCAACAAATCCAGGGGTAGGTGCAGAAGAACAGATTCTATTTAAGCTAGAAAATCAACTAACCAAAGACGCATTTGAGATTGTTGCTACAAACACAAGCATTGTGTATAGAACAAACTACACACCAACATCAGTTCTAAAAACAGTAAGCATTCCAACAGCAGGTACTGAATTTGTGGTTGGTGTAGACTTAGCAGATGCAATATCTTCTAGCACATTCGGAACAGTGTTTTATAATCTATTCTCCGATAGACGTAACCTAAAGGTATATGTCGGAGGGTATGCAGATTTTACAAAAACATTTACAGGTAGCATCTATAAGATTGGGCTCTATGACGACAATAACTATCAGCGACTAAACCGTGACTTTAGCACAGCAATCAATTCAGATGGCTCGTTTGCACTATCTTCATCAGTAAAAAATCACACAGCAAGCTATACGCTATTTTCTGAGAATAGACTTGGATTCTTTGACATTGATATTGCAGTGAATGGATACTGGGAAGATATTATCTCTCTGTCTTCTCTTTCATCAAGAAATATTTCTGGAGAAAAAACACTAGATTACCTTCAGTTTAATATTAATTACCCAGAAGCAGAAACGGTAGTTGATGATACTGTAGACTACATTGACACATCAGCAGAGATTGTAAAAACATACGTTAGTTTTCAGAGAATTGACGAGGGGGCAAATGACATTGCTCTTTCATTAGGAACTACAGCAAATACAGTAAAAGCCCCAGCATACAATGTTGTCTCAGCTCCGACAGATCTTACAAAAAGGTATGAGGTAATTAACGACACTATTATCTACAGACCAGCAAACACAGAAAGTTTAGATTTCTTGGACTACGCATTAGTTGTTCATACAGAGTTTACTGTTGATGGTATTCTTAAAAAACCAGTCAAGATCCGCTCACTAGAAATTGCATCAAGAATTATGGAAGATAACGAGCTTGACATAAATACAAACCAGAACATCCCAACTAATGCAATTGGCACAAAGTTTGGTAAAGACATTTATCCAGTAAAAATTGTGGATGGAAAGTTTGACTATAAAACAATTAACCCAGTAATTCTTGGAAAACATAAAAGCCAGTACTTGTATATGACTAAGCATACTGGTATCAGATTAGTTGGAGAGGACTTCTCAAATAGATTCCTTAGACTTTTTGTCAACGAAGGACTTGCAGGATTCTATCAGGTGTCAACAATGCAATTTGCAATGAGGTATGAAGATTTGCTTTCAGCCTCTTCTGCAGACATTAAGATATTTGAGATTACTGGTAAGTCAAACAAGAAATATAGACTGTACCTTGACCCACAATCAACAACAGATGCAAACATTGTAATCAAAGAAGTTATTAATGGCGTGGATACTGCAACAACAAATGTTTCTGTATATCTGAATGGTGAGCTTGATGCGACCCCATCAATTGACGTTCGTGAATGGTTCTTTGTTGGTCTTAGATTCCAAGACCCCATTAGTTTTGACGGTATCGAAGGAACTGTAGATCTATATGGTCCAGTACTATTTAACAACGTTGTTCTATACACAGTTCCACAATCAGAAATTACTGCAAAAGTCGTTTTTAATCCATGGTCTTCTGTAGATGGTCCATTAAATGACGTTACCTGGAACTACTGGCAACAGGACGGCATTGATCCAGGAACAGATCCTGACACATGGGGACAGATTATCTCAACTAGTGGCGATATTGACCCAACACTTAATCCAGCAATTGTTTATAGCACATACGTTGGCTCTAACACAATTATTGGCGATAGCTATAGTATTGACGGAAATGTGTCTGGAATCGTATTTTCGTTACAAGATTACGAATATTCTGTAAAAACTGACATTGAGTTGACCAGAAATACTTACATACCAGTTTAATATGGTATACTTGTGGTTATGGAACAAGAGAAACCAGATGCAATTGAGCAAGCTTTAAGCAAAGCCAAAGTACAAATTATTTCAGAAGAGTTCTCAGATTTCGGAACGTATATCTGGGTTAAGTCAAATGGCAAGCCTTTTACAGATGGAAACGGTAGCGTTCTGTCAATCGAATCATACAAAAACGACACAGATCGTATTCAGAAGCTAATTGATGCTGCAAAGTATTATGGAGAGGGAGATGGTCAGGCTATCTTTTATCCAAACACTCGTCAGATTTCAGACGAGACACACTCAGAACAGGTTGACCGCATGAAGCAGGGATTCATTCCTAACATGAATGACCTTGGTGCCGTCATCGCTGCAAAGAAGACTCTAGAAGTTTATGGAGATGATGAATAATGGAAGAAAGAATTGTCGCAAAAGTTGACAAAGCAGAAGAGATCGTAGATGAATTTAAAGATAGCGATCCATTCATAAAGTCATGGAACGACATTAAGGGTCTAAGCGGAATTAACGCAAACTTTAAGCGTCGTGCAAATAGAATTGCAAAGAATGAAATGACACCTGCATACACCACAACCTCTCTTGCAGAAAAGAGCGGTATTGGTGGGGCAAAGTCAAAAGAGATTAATCCAGGAACAGTATTCAGAAACGGCTACGGTCTCTTTGATGTAATCACTCCTCCATGGAACCTTTACGAACTTGCAAACTACTACGACACATCATTCGCTAACCACGCTGCTATTGACGCAAAGGTGGAAAACATCGTTGGTCTTGGATACGACTTTGAGGTATCAAAGCGTACACTAATGCAACTAGAATCAAGTATGAATGAGTCTGCTACAGAAAAAGCTCGTAAGCGTATCGAACGAGCAAAGGTAGAGATGCGTGACTGGCTAGAGCGACTCAATGACGACGACTCTTTTACAGCCACAATGATGAAGTTTTGGACTGACTACGAAGCCACAGGAAACGCATATCTTGAGGTTGGTCGTACTATCACAGGAGAGATCGGATATCTTGGTCATATCCCATCAACAACAATGCGTGTACGTCGTCTAAAGGATGGCTATGTTCAGATTATTGGTCACAAGGTTGTGTACTTCCGCAACTTTGGTGCAACCAACCCAAACCCAATTACAGATGATCCTCGTCCAAACGAGATTCTTCACCTCAAGGCATATTCGCCATTAAACACATACTACGGAATCCCTGACATTATGTCGTCAATCGGATCACTACACGGAGACCAGTTAGCCTCACAATACAACATTGACTATTTTGCAAACAAGGCTGTACCTCGTTACATTATTACAACAAAGGGTGCAAAGCTTTCAGAAGAATCAGAAGACCGCATGTTCCGATTCTTGCAGACTAGCCTTAAAGGGCAGAATCACCGTACACTCTATATTCCACTTCCTGGAGACTCAGACACTAACAAGGTTGAGTTTAAGATGGAAGCAATTGAGAGCGGAGTGCAGGAAGCCTCATTCAGAGACTACCGCAAGCAGAACCGTGACGACATTCTCATTAGCCACCAGGTCCCACTATCAAAGCTTGGTGGATCAGATGCATCTAATATTGCTGCGGCACTTGCACAAGACCGTACCTTTAAGGAGCAGGTAGCAAGACCAGCACAACGTAATCTTGAGAAGATTATCAATAAGATTGTCCGTGAGAAGACAGATATCCTAGAACTCAAGTTTAACGAACTTACACTCACAGACGAAATTGCACAGTCACAAATTCTTGAGCGTTATGTTAAGACCCAGATTATGGTTCCTAACGAAGCACGTGAAGCTCTTGGGCTTCCACAGAGAGCAGATGGTGACGAGCCATTCCAAATGACTTCTCGCCAAGCAACTGATGCTCGTGCAAATATGGCAGATAATCGACAGCGTGATGCAGAAAGAGCTGCAGCACAATCAGACGGACCTGCCGCAACTTCTGGCAGAAATGCTCAGGGTGAGGGTCCAGCATCACAATAATGTGATATACTAGTAGATATGTTACAACATTGTAACATTTATAAATATGGGTATATAATTAATTTAGTATGACTATTGCAAAAGCTCAATGGAACACAGACGGAGACAATGTTCGTCTGTCAATGCCATTTTCCAAAGTAGACGTAGAGAGACGAATCGTCTCTGGATTTGCTACGTTGGACAACGTTGATCGCCAGCAGGACATTGTTACTGCTGAGGCATCCGTTAAGGCATTCTCAAAATTCCGTGGGAACATTCGTGAAATGCACCAGCCAATTGCAGTAGGTAAAATGGTAAACTTTAAGGAAGACAAATACTTCGACCCAGAAACAAAGAAGTTCTATAACGGAGTATATGTTTCAGCATATGTATCAAAGGGTGCTCAAGACACTTGGGAGAAGGTTCTAGATGGAACACTCTCTGGTTTCTCAATTGGAGGAAGAATGAACAAGTGGGACGATGCATACGACGAGAAGATGGACAAGACTGTTCGTGTTATTAAGGAGTACGACCTCGTTGAGCTTTCACTCGTTGACACACCAGCAAATCAATTCGCTAACATCCTTTCTGTAGAAAAGACAGATATTGGTGATACACTTATTAAGGGCGAAATTGCTGAAACTGAAATCGAAAACGTATTTTGGGATGATGAAAACGGTATCGTAATGATATCCGAAAACGAATCAGAAATTAGTCCAAGGTCAGGCGTTCCAATGAAGAACATCGGCTTTGTTGAGAAGTCTGATTCAGAAAAAACCGATATGGTAAAGTTCTTAGTTGATAGTGCTAAAGGCATTAACACTGAGATAAAAAAGGAGGTAAGTCCTATGACTGACGAAACAACAGATGCAGTCGCTGAAGCAGCAGAAGAAGTCGCTGTGGAAGCAGAGGTCGCTCCAGAGGCAGAGGTTGCCGAAGAAGCTGTAGAAGAGGTTGTTGTCGAAGCAGAAGCTGTAGAAGCTGATGCAGAAAAGGCAGACACCGTTGACGCTACAGAAGAAGTAATCTCAAAGTCAGACGAGGTTCTTGTTGATGCAGTTGCTGAAATCAAGGACACTCTTACATCAGCCTTTAGCGATCTAGCTGATACCGTTAAGTCTCTTAATGAGCAGGTATCAGAACTAAAGAAGTCACTTGACTCTGTAAAAAATGAGGTAGCAGAGACTAAGGGTAGCTTCGATGAATTTGGAAAGCGTGTAGATGCAGTAGAAGCTGACACAGCTTTCCGTAAGTCTGGCGATCTAGGCGAGATCGTACAGGAAGTTCAGATAGAAAAGTCTGAGCAATCCCTATGGGGCGGACGTTTCCTCAAAACTGCCGATCTATTTAATTAATAAAAATCACTTAGGAGGTGACAATATGTCGGAAGAGATTATCAAAAACTATCCAGATGGAGATGGCAACCCCACCGTAAACGGTGAAGGTGCATTCGCATCTGGTGGCATTGGTGGTGTAACAGATCCAGGTGCAGCAACACTTGGTAACATCCCTACTGCCGAATTTGGTGTTACAACTGGACCAAACGCCGTAAATCCTTCGGGTGATGCTGGTAGTGGTATTCTCCGTCCAGAACAGGCTCGTCGTTTCATCGATTACGTCTGGGACGGTACAGTTCTCGCCAAGGATGGTCGTCGTGTAACCATGCGAGCTAACACTATGGAGCTTGAGAAGGTTAACGTTGGTGAGCGAGTTATTCGTGCAGCCAACCAAGCTGACGCAACCTACACAAACGCTGGAGCAACATTCTCAAAGGTCGAACTTACTACAAAGAAGATTCGTCTTGACTGGGAAGTTTCAGCAGAAGCACTAGAAGACAATGTTGAGGGAGGTGCTCTTGAGGACCACCTCGTTCGTCTAATGACTAACGCATTTGCGAACGACATCGAAGATCTAGCGATCAACGGTGATGGTGCCACAGGAAACTTCCTTTCCATCATGGAAGGATTTGTCAACCGTGCAAAGACTAATGGAGATGCACACGAGCACGTTGCTACAGTTAGCAACAACGCTTTCACACCTGAAGTTCTTCAGGGTGTTATCAACGCTCTACCACGCAAGTACCGTGCTCTCAAGTCAGGTCTCAAGTTCTATGCAGGAACAGAAGCATTCCAGGGTATCGTTAAGAACCACGGAACCATTGCTGACAACATCTGGACAGAACAGTACCGCAATGCATACCTTGCAGGTACAGACCAGGTTATCGGTCAGGCTCGTACCACTCGTGTACTAGGAATTCCAGTCATGGAGGTTCCTTACTACCCCGAAGGGTTCGTTGACCTTACATTCCCCAGCAACCGCATTTGGGGTTTCCAGAGAGATATCACTGTAAACCGTGAATACGTTGCGAAGAAAGACACAATCGAATACACCGTATTCGTTCGTTTCGGAATTCAGTGGGAAGAAGAAGACGCAATTGCATTCGTTGATGCAGATGGCTCAGATTCATAATCTAACATAAGTAGGGGGGCAGGGGCATTCAGCTCCTGCCCTCTTATTTGTCTGATATAATTATTTCAGGAGGTTTCTAAATGTCAGAAGAAACAAACAATGATACTCTAGTCGAAGAGATTGTAGAATCAGTCTCAGAAGCCGTAGAGGAAGTCGCAGAAACAGTAGAAGATCTTGCAAAAGAGATTGCTGCAGATATTAAAACAAAAATCAAGGGTATGCCAGAAACAGACGAAAATAACGTTATTGGTTCATCTCGCACAACCGCTAAGGGTGGTAAAAAGACAGGTGCTCTTGGTGCAACAAATGGTGGAGCAATTGGCTCAGTCAAAGTAGACAAGCTAGAAAAGGCAAAGGCAAAGCTTGAGCCAACGCCAGTAATAACTGAAGAAAAGGTTGCAATCTTCTCCACAAAGAATGTAAGCTGGGAAGGTGTTGGAAAGGTCAATAAGGGCTACAACATCGTTACAAAAGAATTAGCGGATAAGTGGCTCACTAGAAGTCACGTTCGCACAGCAACTCCAAAAGAAGTTGCGGAGGAATACGGACTATAATGGAAATACTAAGATTATCGCCATATGCTGATGTGGAAGTTAGTTTCACAATTCCAGCATCATACACATCTAATGAGGAGTTCACTGCTACCATTACAGATATGGCGGATCTTAGTGTTACCACACAAACCATTACAGATAATGCAGGGTATGAGTGGACAATCACTCTCCCTGGAACATACGACTCAGACTACAGAGTAGTAATTACAGATGCATCAGATGATATTATCAGTGATGAAACATACGAGCTTCGTAGACCATATGTAGACCCAAACACGCTTGGCACAACCGCTTCTGAAATCGCAGAGGCAACTCTGCAGGAAGAACTTGCACGTGCAGTAATTGATTCAGTTATTCCACAGGGATTCTACTACAAGAAAATTAACTACGAGGTCACAGGTCTAGGTGCTGACTATATTCCACTATGGGTAAATGCTAAGAAGATTCTTTCTGCTTATGAAAATAACGTTTTGGTAACAGACAGAGAGTATGAGATTACAAAAGACAAGACAGCAATCACATACTCATATACTGGCACTACAAATAGAATGGAAGGTGCTCCAAACGTTCTTCCAGCAGGTGCCTCAGATCTGCTAGACACAACATTTTATTACTCTGGAGTATTCCCAAAGACATTCGACTACAGATTCATTCTTGAGGCAGGATACACAGCAGTTCCATCAGATATTGTAAGAGCTACAAAGCTACTTATTGATGATATTTCATGCGGCAAGCTTGAGTACTACAAGAAGTACATTGCTTCTTACAGTACAGACCAGTACAGACTACAGTTCGATAAGCGAGTATTCGAAGGAACAGGAAACATTCTTGTTGATAAGATTTTGTCTAAATATGCAAAATCAATCACAAGACTAGGAGTACTGTAATGGCTATCTGCGAATCAACAGACTTTATCTTTCCATTACAGGCAGACGTTTACTATGCAATTACCACAAACACTGCATATGGCAATGTCACTAAGACTTGGGTTCTAGATAAAACTATTGCTTGCAGTTTTAGTGATGCTAGTCCAAAAGCCAAAGAAAAAATTATTCCAGATCCAGACGTTAAGTTTGAGAATGTTTTGCTTGGACGAACACGAAATGATATTCGTCTCTCAAAGCGTGAGGTTGCTAACGCAGCAACAAATATTATTGTGACAAACATTAGAGATAAGTCTGGCGTTGAGATTTATACAGAGACATCTGGACCACGAAGTGGCAAGTCAACAATTTTCGAAATTGCTGCACTAAACCCATTTGTTGGTCCATTCGGAGATGTTGAGTATCATGCAATTACCCTAAGACGATCAGAGAATCAGGGGGTAGACGTATAATGCGACTAATGATGCAAGATGCACAGTTCATGAAAGACATGGACAACATTGCTGATTATGCACTCGGTTTTCTTGATGGAGTTCAGAACGGTAAGAAGGTTCTACTTGACACAATTGGTCAGCAGTCAGTTGAGCTGCTTAAGGACTATGTAGATTCTTCTGCTAGAGTTAATCCAGAAATGCTACACCATGTATATGAGTGGGAGCAAACAGGATCTCCAGGAGCTCGCCTATTTGATATATTTCACACAGTGCGAGGATCAACAATTTCTTTTAAGTCAACCTTCAGGCAGTCTTCATCAATTAAGTCTGGCTCTAATGTTCCATTTGCAAATAAAGCAGCAGTCATGGAAGCTGGAAGACCAGTAACAATCAGACCAAGAAACTCGTCAGTTCTCGCTTTTGAGGCAGACGGACAAACAGTTTTTACAAAGAATCCAGTTACAGTGGACAATCCTGGTGGAGATGTTGCAGGTGCATATGAAAAGGCACTAGAATCATTCTTTAATAATTATTTTTCACAAGCATTCCTAAGAGTTAGCGGTGTTGCAAAGTACCTAGAGAATCCAGAAATCTTTGCCAAGAATCTTGCTGCTGGAAAGCGTGGCGGTAGAGCAGTTGGTCTAGCCACAGGATTTACATGGATAGCTAAGGCAGGAGGAACAGCATAATGACAGATCCAATTTATTACCCACCAGTTTTTGTAAACAAGTATTTACAAGAGAAGCTGGCTCTAAAGGGATATGGTGCGATTCCAATGTTTCCAACCTACCCAAGTGATTTCAGTATTGCCAATAACTTTGTTCTTGACATTCAGCCAGCTGGAGGGACACTAAAGCGATATGTATTCCAAGGACAGGCATGTGTGTTTGACAGAATGTTTAAAATGCGTAGAGCAGCATTCCCACATGTAAGGGGAGAACAGCTTATCTACTATTTCTACGCACTAACTGAAGATGCAGTTGTAAATCTTATCGAAATCACACAGATTATCCAAGACCTACTTGACTACAGTGACGAATCTGCACAAGACCTAAACTCATGGATTGCCTCAAAGGTATCTGGCACAACAGTAGTAGACGGAGAAACAGTCAATGTCGTTGTATTTGACGGTAAAGAATTTTTAGTTCCATTCTTCCATGACATGCGTGTATATCAACTAGAAGAAGTTAGAGATATCATTAACTCTGGAAGCACTAGAACTTATGCAGGTAACAAAATGATTATCGACTATAACTGGCATAAATCTAAATAATCTTAAATCAGTGATATACTGTAAAAGAGGAAACAGCCCCTTTATTCTAATAAGGAAAAAGAGGTGAATTAATATGGCATATACACGTGGTACAAGCAACAACATTATCGTTGGTGCTGCAGCACTATTCACATACGAACCAGTAGGTGGAGCCGAGCAATTGGACGATGTAGATCTTCCTGCACTCGTTGAGGGTACTTCATACAAGGACACCCTTGATGACGACAGCGATTTCCGTAACGTTGGTTACACAATGAACGGTCTTGAGATCCAGTTCCAGCCTGACTTCGGTGAGGTCCAGGTAGACCAGGTTCTTGACGTTGCTAAGCTTTACAAGCAGGGTATGCAGGTTAACCTTAACACTGCATTCGCTGAGGCAACTCTAGAGAACCTTCTCTTCGCACTCGCTGGTCAGGATAGCGACATTGATGCAGATGGATCAGGGATGTGGGCAGGACACAAGGTCCTAAACATGTCAGCTGGTGACATCGGTGAATGTCCTGTTGAGCGTGGTCTCGTCGCTATTGGTCCAGGTACAGGTGACTGTGCTGCATCAGAGCAGATCGAACGCATTTACGTTGCATACCGTGCTCTCTCAATTGAGAGTGTTACAGTTTCAGCGAAGCGTGACGAACCCACAATGTACGAAGTTTCATTCAGACTTCTCCCCAACGACTCCGCTTCATACGGAAAGATCGTTGACCGTACAATCCCAGCAGCTTCCTAATAAGCTGTATAACTAAATATTCAGAGCTACCCAGTTTCGGCTGGGTAGCTTTGTCTTTGCTATAATAGAATGATGGCAACTAAAATATATGATGTTGGAATAGTAGAACTATTAGACGGAAGAGAGTTTTTGGCAACTCCACTTAAGATTTTGTATCTTCGTGAGTTCATGTCTTCGTTTGCACTTATCAAACAGGCTAACAATGACGAAGAGGCAATAACCTGTCTGACGTACTGTGCAAGGGTAGCAATGAAGCAATACTTGCCAGACATAAACACGTTAGAAGAATTCGAAGACCTAGTAGACCTGCCAACTGTATACAAAATATTAGATTATGCAGCTGGTGTCAAGGTAGACAAAGATTCTAAGGAAACTGTAAAAGATCAAGCTGTAGATAGTGGTAGCTCTTGGGACGAAATGGATTTAGCAAAACTTGAGGCAGAGGTATTTTTGCTGGGTATTTGGAAAGACTACCATGAGCTTGAGTCCTCACTGTCAATGCCAGAGCTAGTAGCAACTCTTGAGGCAAAGAGAGAGACAGACTATAATGAAAAGAAGTTCTTTGCTGCAATTCAGGGAATCGACATTGACCAGCAATCTGGAAAGCAGAACGCTTGGGAAGAAATGAAAGCTAGAGTATTCAGTGGTGGACAGGCAAAAGATGCAAATGACATTCTTGCACTACAAGGTCAGAATGCAGCAAATGCTGGTTTTGGTATTGGCAATGGGCTAGGCTATTCTAGAGTCCAGCCTGGAGAACAGCCATTCGGTGGCGGTAAAAAGTCTAAAAATAAATAACTCAATATGGTATACTTTTAATAAGCCAAACAAGGAGGAACTAAATGGCAACAACAGTTAATGAGGCAACAGAACTAACACTTCTAGATGGAAGTACAATCGCAGTTCGCCCTCTCAAGATCTCTTTACTCCGTGACTTCATGAAGAAGTTCGAAGAGGTCGCCACAGTAGCAGACGACAACGCAAAGTCAATGGATGTACTCATGCAGTGTGTCCAGATTGCAATGCGTCAGTACAAGCCTGAGCTCGCAGAAGACCTCAAGGCTCTAGAAGACAACATTGACCTTCCAACCGTTTACAAGGTTGTAGAGGCAGCTTCAGGTATTACAATGGGAAACCCCATTGGCATTGGAGCATAAATAAAATAGGGGTGCAAATGAATGGCTGATGTCAACTCAAATATTAATGTAAATATTGATACAAGCGGTGCTATCGCTAGTATTAAAGCTTTACAGGCGGAGATATCAGCCTTTCATTCTGCCATGGCAAAGGGCGGTGCCGCCGCCAACCAGCAAGCTGCAGCCATGCAGCAGAACCTCGTAAATGCGGTAAACAAGACAGGTGCATTTAATGCATCTATGACAACAGTTGCTTCGACAACAGAAGCTTTTACAACAGCTCTTGAGAAGAACAAGCTGACAATGGCTCAGACGTTCCGATACTCAATGGGAGCGACAAAGACATTCGGAAAGTTCTTCCGCTCTGAGTTTGACACAGTTGCTAAGGTAGCTCGTGAGCGAGTCAAGGATCTTCAGACACAGTACCTACGCATGGGTCGTGATGCCAATGGTGCAATGCAAGCAATCAAGATCAGACCGCTACTCCTTGACCTTGACAATATGGCAACAAAGACTGCCATCGCTGCACAGAAACAGCAGATTCTAAACAAGCTTATTGACCAAGGATCAACTAATCTACTTAACTGGGGTAAGAATACCCAGTGGGCTGGTCGTCAGCTCATGGTTGGTTTCACTATTCCACTGGGAATGCTTGGTAGTGTTGCGGCTAAGTCATTCATGGAAATTGAGAAATCAGTTATCAAGATTCAGCGTGTTTACGGTGACTTCACAACATCAGTCGCTGATACACAAAAGATGACAGATGCCCTGAAGGTACTTGCAAATGAGTTTACAAAGTATGGTGTTGCAGTTACAGATACCCTAGACCTTGCTGCAGAAGCCGCTGCTGCTGGTAAGACTGGTGCAGACCTTCTTGCACAAGTATCGGAAGCAAGCCGTCTAGCAGTTCTTGGTAACGTAGAGCAAGCACAGGCTCTAGAAACAACAATGTCTGTTACCAACGCATTTGGTATCGCTGCAGAAGATCTTGGTAATAAGATTAACTTCCTTAACGCAGTCGAAAACCAATCGGTAACATCTATCGAAGACTTAACCGAAGCCATTCCAAAAGCTGGTCCTGTTATTCAGCAACTTGGTGGTAGCGTAGAAGACCTTGCATTCTTCCTTACAGCAATGAAGGAAGGTGGCATTAACGCAGCAGAAGGTGCTAACGCCCTCAAGTCAGGTCTTGCATCTATTATTAACCCAACAGCAAAAGCATCAGAATTTTTGCAGGGATTTGGAATTAACCTCAAGGGAATTGTAGAAGCCAATAAGGGTGATGTAAAGGGAATCGTAGTAGGATTCGCAGAAGCACTAAACGAACTTGACCCCCTAAACAGAGCACAGGCTATTGAGCAACTATTCGGTAAGTTCCAGTTTGCTCGTCTATCAACTCTATTCCAAAACGTCACAAAGCAAGGATCTCAGGCACAGCGTGTTCTAGCACTTGCTGGAGCATCTACAGAAGAGCTTGCAGTTCTATCTGACCGAGAGCTTAAGAAGATCGAAAGCTCAACTACCTTCCAGTTCCAGAAGGCATTCGAACAGTTCCAAGCTAAACTAGCTCCAATCGGTGAGCAGTTCCTCAAGGCAGTCACACCAATCATTGAGTTTGGTGGAAGACTACTAGACCAGTTTAACAACATGAGCGATGGAGCCAAGAGCTTTGCTGTTATTGCAACTGCAGCAATAGCAGGTCTTGGTCCAATCATCCTAATGGTCATTGGTCTTATTGGTAACGCAGCTGCTAACCTAATCAAGTTCTTCCAATTTATTCGTGGTCGTTTTACAAACACTGGTGCAGAAGCTGCAACACTTGGAAACCAAATCGAATACATGACACAGCAACAAATCGAAGCACAGGCTGCTGCCGCATCTCTTGCACAGTCGCACAGTAATCTAGCACAAGCATTCACATCTGAAGCATCTGCTCTAGCAGCACTTACTAAGGCGTATCAAACTGCTGCTGCTGCTCAGCGTTCATTTGGTGGACCTGCTGCTGCAGCTGGGGTAGCTGCTGGTAAGAAGGCTGCTCCAAAGAAATATGCTAAGGGTGTTGTATCAGTTCCAGGACCAAAGGGAAAGGGTGACGTTGTTCCTGCAATGCTTTCACCAGGAGAGTCTGTAATTCCTGCAAAGATGTCACAGAAATATGCTCCATTAATTCAGGCAATGATTTCTGATAGCATTCCTGGATTCTATGAAGGTCTTTCTCCATCAGAATTGTTAGAAAAAATTAAGAATAACTATAAACTACGCCAGGCACCAGAAGTGATTCGTCGCCAAACAAGAAAAATGTCTTGGAACACAATGGCAGAAGAGCAACAGGCTTGGCAAAATGCTGCAGGTGGAAGAGCAACTGAATCATCTATTGCTGCATCTCACGTAGTCTCAGATACACGCAAAGTCCCATTGATGGGCAAGATTTTTGATATGAAAAACTGGTTTGCTAAAAACCTAGTTCCAGACCTACAGGGTGTAAATAATACACTAAATAACCTTTCACAAATTTCAGATGCTACTGGAAAGAACCCAATCTTTGATGAATTCCAGAATACTAAGCTTGCAGGTGTTGCCAAAAAGCTGGGTATCTCTATGGATGAAGCAAAAGTAGAGTTAGACAATTTACGAAAAGGTATCCACCCAGTAACAAAGAAGAGTGCTCAGATGCTAAAAGCAGTCACTGACTTTGTTCCTCAGTCACAGTACGTTGCCGCAAATCCAACAAAGAGTGCAGGTCTTGTTAGACAAGCTGCTGGAACTTCTGCAGTTCTTGGAATTAGAACTAGAAGGGGTGGAAGGTATTATGACGACATTGCTGCTGGAACACTTGCATACGATCCATCACAAGACCCAAGAGCAAATGCTGAAATGGACAGACAGCTAAAAGCCGCAGAAGCAAGAGCCGCATCTCTAGGTATTAGTAGTGAAGAAAAGAAATCAGCACCAAAGAAACCTGCTGCAAAAAAGCCAAAGAAGGCACCAACTGTTGCTGCTAGAAAAATTAATCCAAGAGATGTTGTTGCAAATGTAGACAAGAATGGAAGAGTCTACTACACAGTCAATGGAAAACAAATTAAGAATGCAGAGGGTGAGGCTGCAATTGATAAAGTCAATAAGATGGATGCCCGAAATGCAAAGGCTCGTGAAGCAAGAGCAACTAGAGCTGCTATGCCACCAGTTGTTGCTGCTCCAGATCCAGCAGCAGCCGCTGAAGAAAGAAAAACTAGAAGACAACAGCGTGTTGCTGCAATGAATAGAGTTAGTGGTCGTATCGGCGGTATGGCTATGATGGGCGGTATGGCTGGAATGATGGCTGGCTCAATGATGCCAGGACCAATAGGAGAAACTATTGGATCACTAGCTGGTCCAGTTATGGCAGTTGGAACAGCCCTATCAATGATTCCTGGTACCGCTGGACTTGTTGTTGCTGGTCTTGCAGCAGTAGTTATGGGTGCTATGGCACTCAAGGGTACATTTGATGCAGCAAGAGATTCTGCAATGGAGCTTGCCGAAGCAACTGGTTCTGGAACAAAAGCCATTGGATCACTAGCTGAGTTTGCTGGAACAGCAACTGCTGGTCAGATTATGGACAAACGACGAGATAATGCCCTTACAAGATTTGGTATTCAGGAAGGTCAGTCAACATTTGGACAGACATTCCTTCAGTCTGAGCAGGGTACTGGATTTGCTGAAAGTATTCAGAAGAATATTCTGGCTAATGGTAGCACAACAGCAATGTCAAACCTTGTTAATCAAATGGCTACTGCAATTGCAACTAAAGCTCTCACTGCTGAACAAGCTGCAAGCATCATCGATGCAGTTGGAGCAGAAATAAATGATTACTCATTTGCAATCAATGCAAACGCTAAACTTATAAGTCTTGTTGGTCCAAATGGAGAAGACCTACTCAAAGACCCAATTGGTGTAAGAGTAAATCTTATTAATGAAAGCAATCAAAAACTAGAAAATATTGCTGGATCAAACAATGTTTCTCCAGTAGGAGCTTTTGGTGGAGCAGGAATGGCTGCCGCTGGCTCTGCTATGACGGCAATTGGTCTTAAGGCAGGAACAAAGGTAGCAGGTCAAGTAGTTGAGAAGGCTGCAACTTCTCTTCTTACCAAGATTGGAATAAATATTGCTACAAAAGCAGGAGTCGGTGCGGCTGCTGGGTCCGTCCTTCCAGGTGTTGGAACTACTGTTGTAGGAATAGCTGGAGGACTGTACGGAATCGTCGAAGGCGTGTCCATGATTATGGACTACAGCAAGGAATTGGGAACAGCTTATGGTGCTATTACTGCAAATGGAGTTATGGCACTTCAGCAAAATCAGGAACTACTTGATTCTCTACAACTTGAGTACGAACAAAGAATTGCCATTGCTGAGGCTGCTGGAGATACCGCAGAGGCAGAAAGACTAACATCTGAATATCAGAAGGGTAGACAGCAAATTCTTGCTGCAGGAGCACAAACATACCAGACTCTTACAGATACATATGCAAAAACAAATGGAGACTTATTTGCTCGTGACGCTGCAAATCAATCAATTGATAAAGCAATTACATCAGCATATGAGGGCGACGCACTTATGCAGATGGCTGCAGAAGGCACAAGACAACAAATCATTAATTCTGCTGGAACAGATGAACAAGAGTATACGCTTAAACTTGCTCTCGCATCAAAAGATGTTGATCCACAAACATTAAGTAATATTCTTGGAATTATGGGCGATACTGCAGAGGGTGTAACAAAAGTTGTAAACCTTATTACTCAGTTTGGTGGAGCTAATGCAGATAGAATATTCCAAATTGCAAATATGTTTGCCGATCCCGAAAAACAAGAAACGTTTATTGCATCATTCGAAGGTAGATCAGATGCTGAAGCCGATAGACTTCTTGAGATGTATGAACTTATTCAGAAGACAGGGGAGGTTCTAGGTCTTGACGTTGTTATGAATATTGATCCTGGAGAGGGACAAGAAGTTCTTGATAACTATAATGAAATGGTTGATGCTTCTAAAGAAGGTCCAGTAGAACTTTCAGTTATTCAGACCCTATATGACAACAATGTTTATGATGTCGTAAAGGCAAACCAAGATTACTTTAATGGACTTCCTCCAGAGCAGCAGGTAGTCTACACAACATTTGTCGATACAGTATATAGAACATTTGATGAAAACAGTGCTGCGTACAGGTCATGGGCTAAACAAAGAGAAGCAGCAGGAAAGACCTTTACATTCGAAGAGTTTGCAAATGTTAAAGCACAGCAAGCTGTTGCAACCACTCCATCAATCAATCCAAACCCACCAGCCAACACACCAGCACCTCCAACTGGTGGCGGTGGAGGAGGAAAAGACGAATCCTCATACCTCACAGATGTTGTATCCAAGATTCGTGAATTTAATAAGGGTAGCCAGAAAGCTGTTGATACATTCGAAAAGGCTATTAAGGCAATTAAGAATTTTGCTAACACTGGTAAAGCAGAAGTTAATGGTCTATCAAACCAGCTACGCAACGCTGGTGCAAGCTCAGAACTAATTACTCTTGCACTTCAGGCAAGTAACGAAGAGCTAAAGAAAATCTTTAAGAACGGTGAGCTAACATCATTTGGAAAGAAACTTGAGATTGCTCTTGGAAAAATTTCACTTGGAACGTTTGTGGAAAACCAAAGAGCAGCCGCTGCTGCATCAAATGATCAAGTAAAGGCATTTGAGAAACTTACAAATGCTGGTGTAGATGCTGCTAATGCATACGCAATGATTCAGGATAAAGACCTTGTTGCTGGTATTACTGCAAACGGTGCAACAGCAGATTCAGTTACAAAGGCAGTTAATGCATGGATGGCTGCACAACAGGCAGGTAGAAAGGTTACTAGCGAAGCACAGAACATTATCGATGCCGCCAACCTTGACATTGGACTACTTAACGCACAGATTAATGAATTCCAAGCTGGCTTAAACGTTATTCAGCTAGAAGAAGATCAGATCAACAAGGCTTATGACGAACGCATCAAGGCTCTTGACAAGATTGAGCAATCAAACGCTGAGATTGCAAGACAGCAACAGCAACAGCTATCACTAGCAGATGCCCTATCTCGTGGTGATATCGCTGCAGCTGCTCGTGCAATGCAGCAGACCAGAGAACTTTCTTCACAAAATGCAATTAAGGCACAGCGTGATGCTCTTGACCGTCAGCGTGAATCAGAGATTAAAAATTTCCAGGTAACTGTCAATGGTCAAATGATGAACCGTGAAGAGATTCAGAATAAGATTGCTGAACTTCAGGCTCAAATTGCAGATATTGAGCTAACTAAAATTAAACCAGCAGAAGAAATTCTTGCAAAGAACGCACTTGATGCTTATAAAGAAATTACAGACTATAAACAGGTAGCTGTTGCAGAACCACCAGCCAGCACTGGTGGAGGTGGGGCATCAACATCATCTAGTGGCGGCGGTGGTGGATTTGTAAAGGCTGCAAAACCAACTTCAGACGCTGGCGTTGGGAAAAAGTGGGCTTATAACGCAGCATCAAATAGCTGGTACAAAAAGACAGTTCCTGTACCAAGCACAAGACCATCAGCAACAATGTATTGGGCATGGGACACTGTAAATGATAAATGGGTCCTAAAGCCAAGAACAGGTGGTGGCGGCGGCAGTACCACAGGCGGCGGCGGTGGTGGAGTTAGATTCTTAGCGGCTGGCGGTATGGTTGCAAAGTATCTTGCTAGTGGAGGATTCCCATCACTAGGAACAGATACAGTTCCTGCTATGCTTTCTCCAGGAGAATTTGTAGTCCGTAAATTTGCGGTAGACAAGTTTGGTGTAGAAAACCTTAAGGCAATCAATAATGGTCAAGCAACAGCCTCTGGAGGCGTGTATAATTATAATGTAAGCGTCAACGTAAGTTCTGAGGCAGATCCCAACAAGATTGCACAGACTGTTATCCGACAGATCAAGCAGGTTGACTCACAAAGACTCAGGGGGAATAAGTTCTAATGACACTAGCAGAAGAGCTATACCTAGCATCTAGAAAGCCATCGTCTCGTGCTAGACCACAGGCAGTAATACTTGCCGACGGATACACATATAAAGAGGATGCTGGAATCTATATTCCTTCAGGCACAGAGATTTTGTCAAACGGTACATCAGACAGCTTTCTTATTCTTTCCGACGACAACAGAGCACCTATTGATGTCTCAAAAGAAAGAATTGAGAATAGAAGAAGAATGACAAATGGAAAAATGAGGTCGTACCATATTGCAGATAAGCTCTCCCTAAGCCTGTCCTGGTCAATGCTCCCATCACGCTCATTCTCAAAAAGCCCAGAGTTTGAGTCAGTCACTGATGATGATGCCTACGCTCTTGGTAAGCCAACTACACTAACAACATCGTTTACAAATGACGACAAGAATGTTAGTCCAATTAAACTTTCTGGTTCACGTTACACAGAAGACCAGCAGTACACAACAGACGGTGGTGCTGGTGGAGTAGAGCTTTTAGACTGGTATGAAAATCATCCTGGATCATTCTATGTGCTACTATCATATGACAAGTACAACGATTTCTCTGGAGCATCGAAGTATACTCGTCTTGGCAACTATACTCAAGTGGTGGAGGTCATGTTCGCAGACTTCGGATATTCTATCAATAAGCGTGGTGGAACAAATCACGATATGTGGGACATCTCGTTTACATTGGAAGAGGTATAGTCAGTGTTTGATAGCGAAGATCTAAAAGCCCATATCGAAGAAAGCCAAACACTTGGCATTCGTTCTTTTGTTGTAGGGGAACTTAATCTAAACTCTGCAGAAGTCTTAAGCAATATTGGTAACTACCGCTACCGTCCAAGTAGTGCCACAACAATGTACACAACAACATACGATGCTACTGATGCAAGCAGCTTGTACACAGGGGCTACAGATTCTGACGTTGCCATTGACGGTGGATTTGATTCTACTGGAGACCCATACATTGTTACATCTACAAAGCAAAAAGAAAAACTTCTATTCTCTCTTGAGGACTGTTTCCAAAGATTCCGTCCACGCTCTGGAATCAACAAGCTTCGATACTTTCAGTTTAGTTCCAAGGAAGATACAGAACTTCCTCAACAGTATAACTACACACACTTTACAAATCAGTTTCTTGCATCACGCCCAAGATACTACATGGCAGACCGTAATGATAAGTTTAAGTACTGGTCTTCGCTTAGAACAGAGGTCGTAGACGGTCTCACAGTTTATCGTGGTATCTCTGGAGAAGAGTTGCACGAATCGGATTCTGGATACTACATTGATGATGTATCGCCATTTGTAGTCTACAATAAGACACTTCCTGCAAATAGACTTGTCATAAAAATGCAGACTAATATTGCAGATAATGCATATAACCTTGGACCATTCATCAACAATGGAGTTAGTCTGCCAGATCCATTTATTGGGAATGCAAACAAGACAACACCAGTTCACTGGAAAGTACAGGTGTTAATCGGAACAACCTGGACAGACATTATTACATTTGACGAAGAGGATGATCCAATTGGTGCAGATGGCTATCTTGAGCTTGCCTATGGAAAGACTGGAGCCAGCACATATGGCTGGTATGTATTTGATGAAGAATCAATCAGTGACCTAGACACAATTCCATATGTTACAACTCTTGTTTCTCCCACACAAGTTTCTGGAAGCCAGTACGAACAGTTCCAGTACATTTCTGGTGTCCGACTTGTCGTAGACACAATGAATAAAAAGAACTCAATGCTTGAGCTAATCGAAATTTCACCACGACTTGCCATTGACTTCTCTGACAGAACAGAAAGTTTTTCTATCAACAAGATTGCATCTGACCTTGGAGTAAGCGGTATGCCAGTAGGACAGCTTCTTGCCTCTACAGGAGATATCTCAATCTTTGACTATGACCAGTCACTAAGTAATCTAAACACAGATAGCATTCTATACAATCTTGTCAAAAAGAATATTCAGTTTAAGTTTATGGAAGTACTTAATGACGGAACAACAGACTACTACGTTCCACTTAAGACTTTATATGTTGAGTCATTTCCAGAATCACTAAACGCAGAAAGATCAGCCGAGATTCAGTTAAGAGACCTATTCTTCCACATTGAGTCAATTTCTGCACCAGAACTTCTTGTAAAGAATGCATCACTTGGCTATGCCGTCTCACTGCTATTAGACTCAATTGGGTTCTCAAACTACGTTTTCGAAAGAGTGCAAAAGCGAGACGAAGATGGCGTTGCACTTGTAGACTCAAACAATAGACCAATCTACGAAGACGACCCAATCATTCCCTACTTCTTTGTTGGTCCAGACAAGAGCGTGGCAGAGGTCTTAAATGACCTAGCCGTATCAACACAGTCAGCCATGTTCTTTGACGAAAACAATAATTTGGTCGTAATGTCAAAAGACTATATGCTCCCAAGCTCAACAGACAGAGCCACAGACATTACACTTTATGGCTCACCAAAAACTGGGGTAGATGCTCTAGAAAACATTATGAATGTTGCCAATAAAGATAATGAAGTATACAATGACGGAAGTATTGACTACTCTTCACGATACATTCAGCGTTCATACGGAAACATTAGACAAGCAAGCTTGATTGACCGTGAAAAGACATGGATCTATAAGCCAGCACTTCTTTGGGAAGTTGCAGGTAGCGAAAACACCAAGTCAATCAATGAGGAGCTAAACAATCAGTCAAACTACTCTTTGGCTGCAATTCCACTAGCAACAAGCCTATCTGCAAACATTCCATCAGTTAACGACGATAGAGAGCTTGTCGATAACGTAATCGATCTTGGCGAGGGTGTTTATTGGATGTCTCGTTACAATGGATATTTCTACGCAAACAAAGAAGTAATCAAGTATGATGCCGTAGAGTACACTGTAGATGGAATTGGCGATGTATGGATAAGCAGCGTACAAGAGTACCAGAACTTCTTTAGCAAGGTTCCCTTTAATGGAAAGATTTACCCAACTGGTCGAATCCGAATCTACTCAGAACCATACTATGAAAAAGTCTCTGGCAACGTAGTGCTTAAGAAGGGTGCTGTTGCTAAGCATGGTCGTGGTCAGTTTGGAACAAGCATTGTCGAACACAACGCATCAGCTAATTCTGACTGGATTGGTTCAGGTGCAATAGTTGGCGGTATTGACATGCAGTCTAAGTATATGCTCAATAGAACACTAGAAGTTCCAACAACAATCAGCCCTGCAGATCAATACTTGGCTGGCTATGACTATGACAATATTGCATCAACTACAACCAGAAACTCTGTAATCAAAAACTTCCTATCTGACACACTATACTCAGAGACAGATGTAAATCAGATGTATACTCCACAGTCTGGAACAATGCAATCTTCTGCACTAGTCATGCACGGTCCAGTATTCGAAACAACACCGAAGCCAATTGACTTCATATCTTATGTAGCCAAAGAAATGGACAATAAGTACACACACTTTGGAACTCGTATGCGTATTGTTGGTAAGCAAGACAACAGCGATTCACGCATTCAGACACCAGTAGGAACTACAACCTACTACAACATTAGCCCATCAACACCAGACCAAAATACTAGCGTTGGTGGTGCGTCTGGAGGTCTTGGAGTACTTGTCAATGAAGTCACAAACTGTGGATACTACTTTGAGATTGCAGCACTTACAGATAACAACGTAACCAATCTAGCTGGCAATACAGATGTAGCAAATGTATTTTTCTACAAGATCGGATTTAACGTAGATTCAGACTATGAGGCTGACTTCTCAGATCTCACCAGTGTTGATCAAGAAACCGTGAACGTTTTATACAACGAACTAACTAGAACATTTTACCCATCAACAAACGGTAGATTCGAAATTGATGGAACAGAAGAAACAATTCCAAAGAATGCCAGAATTCTTATTAATGACGGAGATCACCCTGGATATTATAAACTAACAAATGTTGGAAAGGCAGACCCAAGTGGAATTCCCTGGACACTAACTCTTGATGAACAAGCAATTCCAGTTGTACTATGGTCTGGCTTTGCACCGATTCTTGTTGATGACGGACTATTTACAGGTCAGCACAGACTTACTGGAGAGGACTCTCCAACAGTGTTTGACCTTGCGGTAGAGTATCAAGACATTCGTGAGGGTAGAGAGTTTGTCCTTTATCTTAACAACCAGATTGTTGCAAGAGTAGTAGATCAAGAGCCAGAACCAATCTACAATAATGTTGCACTATTTACTCGTGGATCTTCTAAGTGTATGTTCGAAAAGATCTATGCTCTTGCTCCAAACTATGCAGACAACCTTGCAGACACAGCAACAGAAAATGTAATTTCTTACAATGAGAATGGTTCACAAGAAGGCTTTAGGCGTTATGCAATGTCTCAGGCTGTTCAGTCTGCATACCTTGCTGGAATTAGCTCATTCGACCCACCCAAGTACGACATGTACTTTGACGAATTTGGAACAATCATGAGAGAGGCTGCATACTTTAATGTCAAGTACGACAAGGCATACCCTGCACTGTTCTCAAAACTTTCACCAACATTTAACAAGATGCAGGGATACGTTGTCTCTGGCTATATGCCAAGTGCTTACCGTGCCGAATTCCTAGTATTTAATGTTACAGATACAGCCCTCAATCTTGACGAGACAAGTGGAAACTATCTAAGGATTCAGGGAATTACGTTTACACAACAGTCAGACCACAAGTTAACTGTAGACGAGTACTTCTCAAAGAAGAGCGACTTCTCAGATCCAGAAATTAGCAACGGTATTGTTACAACTGACCCAGACTTAGCACGAAAGAATTATCAAGATATAAAAAACAGTAGACTAACATATGGAAGAAAAGAATTTACGCTTAACTCTCCATACATTCAGTCACAGGACGCTGCTAATGAACTTATGGGCTGGATGATTGAGAAAATCATGAAGCCTCGCAAATCTGCTGGACTAGAAATCTTTGCCAACCCAATGCTTCAGCTTGGAGATATTGTAAACATTCACTACAAGGTAAATGGTAAAGATGAAGTGGCTCCAGAAACATCAAGATTTGTTGTCTACCAGATTGAGTATTCTCGTAGCGTAGATGGTCCATCAATGACTATTTATTTAAGTGAGGTGATTTAGTGTGGGAAGAAATGAAAATAACGTAACAAGTACAAGCACAAATCTTGCATCAGAAACTGCTGTAACAGATGCAAGCGAATCAATCAGGGTTGCAACTCCAGACTTAATCATCTTTGACCCAAATAGCACATCTGCAGACGCAATGTCTGACCTTATCTTCGAAGACATTGGTGGAGAAGAATTAATCGAAATCTCTCGTTCAGATCTTATCAACAGTGCAAACGTTGTATTCCCAAAAATTAAAAATGTTGTTAGAGTAATTCCTCAGCAAAGCATCGATCAAATGGCAGGGTATTCAGATACAGCGGATGATGATACAAATAACTACCCACTAACTCTTTCTTCTTATGTACCACTCTACATTGAGCCAGTAGAAATAGACGAAACAACTGGAAGTATTATCATTAACACCACTGGCATGACACCAGATCTTCAGATAGAGGTACAGTTTGTAGCAAACGCTAAGCTGTTTGATGATACAATATACTAAGGAAGGTTCTTATGATTACACAAAATGGAAAAAACATTCTTGCCAAATATCTTATTGGTCAAGCACCGTCATATGCATCACACATTGCTGTTGGTTGCGGTGCAACACCACTAGAGTCAGCACTGGATATCGGAGACTACTCAAATAAGATATCAATGGATTTTGAGATGTTCCGTGTACCAATCGTATCTCGTGGATACATTGTAGAAGACGGAGTGTCTAAGATTGTTTTTGTCGGTGAGCTTCCTTCAGAAGAAAAATACGATATCACAGAAATTGGGGTATATTCTGCAGGATCTAACTCAGCAGCAGGTGCGTCAGACAGCAAAGTTTTGTTTACATTCTCAACTAATGAAAACTGGGAGTTCCATACAGTCGATCCAAATACTGGTACTGCAGAAGCCCTAGAGCAAGTTGTTGAGCCATTAAATAATGGGGAATCAATAAAAGACGATTATGACGGAAGAGCCTTTATTGCTTCGTCAACAAACGGTGTATTTGGTAATGAGACCAGGCTAGAAAGATTTGAGGTTCCGAGATTTTTAGACGCATCTGTTTTTATTTCTGGTAATATGTGCGACATCGGAGTGAGCGGTGGAAATAACGTTCTTACCACAAACTCAATTCTTGAGAACCATGTTCACTACATGGACATATCTGTTTCAGAACTTGGCAAAAATTCTTCGACAGACTCTATTAAAACAGCGTTTTCTGTAATTAATAAAAATCTAAATGACGACGACCCAGAGTCTGTAAGACTAATGATTGAGTTTATTTCATCAGAGTCAGAGTCTGCACTTCTTGCAAGAATTGATATTAACGAAACTGATTTTTCAGCTGGTAGATATAAGGTAATAAGCACAAATCTTGGAAACCTAAAGGGCAAAGAAAATGGTTTTACATGGGACTCAGTAAATACAGCAAGAATTTTTGCTTCTGTTAGACAGACATACTCTATAACTGCAAATTCTTCTGTTACAGATGGAAAGGTTGAGTTTACAACTGGAACAACAAAGCATGGATTTGCTGTTGGATCGCAGGTAACACTAACAAATGTTACAGGTACTGGAATTGGGTCAAAGATTTTGGAGGTAAGCACAGATGGAACAAAATTTAAGGTAGCCGCCACTACTGTCACAGGTATTACTGGAGCAACCGCAAATGCTCCAACATCAAACTATCTAGTAGTTCTTGATGGTATTAGGTTAGAAAATACTTCTACACCAAATGCCCTATACGGTCTTGTTGCATATTCTCCAATTGTAAATGCAACTGGAACAACAGTTTTTGCTCAGCCAATCACAAAAAATGCAAACACGACAAATGTTATTGAGTTTAGGTTTGCGATGGATGTTGGTGCAACAATTGGAGGAGAAAGCTAGTGTCAGACCTTAACATTAAAAAGGTTAGGATTTCTGCAAACGATCTTCCAGCTTTTGGTGCGGTAGAAGAAGGCTATACTCTAAGGTATAGAGTGGTATCTGACGACAGAAACAGATTTTCTGCATGGTCTCCATTCTATTTTATGCAAAAAACAAATGATCTAGTTTTAAATCAAGATTTTATTCTTGCAAGTGTCTCCGATATTGGAACTAGCAAACAGTTAACGCTTGTTTGGGAGCCACAGGCTCAAAATGGTATAACGCAATATGATGTATATTTAAAGCTGGCATACACAGGAACCGTTGCTGACTATCAGTGGACCTACCTTGCAACATCTGTAAACACAATTTTTAACCTAGTTATTCCATCTGGCGTAATCCAGATTGATGCAGTCGTACAGGTTCCAACGCCAACCAAGGGGTATAACGCAGATCTTGTCCTTTATAAAACAAGCGAACCAATCGATGTTAGTGTATAATAGTTACTATGGCTAAGATTACTATTCCACAACAGGGTCAACCACTAGACCTTTCATACATTGCAAGCATTGCAACAGCAATCAATGAACTATTTGAGATTGTCGCCAATCGTGGTGCAACATCAGCTGTTATTGACGATCCCAACTCAGCAATTAAGACAACACTAAAGGCTTCAGAAGTCAAGATGGTTGGTGGGTACAAGGAAGTTGCAAACAATGCAAGCGTTAACGCAGGTAATACAAAGGCATTTACCTATGACTTTGTTACCCAGTTTAAGTATCCACCAATTGTTTCTGTTACACCAGTAAACATTAACAACTCAACATCTGGAAAGAATGTCTCTGTAACATTGAGTAGCGTTACAACTTCTAGAATTGAGGGTATCGTAAACTTTAACGTAACTGGTAACGCAGCTGTTGGTGTACACATTGTCGCTATTGGTGTCCCAGTCTAATGCCATCACCAGGTTTTGATCGTGAAGCCTATAACTCAGCCCCAGTAATTCCTGGTAGCAAAAAGATCTGGTTTCTTAATGGAGATCTGGTTAGAATCCACCACTTGAGCAAATCTAATGGAATTATGTCTTTGTACAACATTACAAAAGACCAAATAGAAAGTTGCCTCGTCGGTGACTTTAAGAAAAATCGTGAACGAGCCTATACAGTTGGCGAGGTAGCTAAACTTGTTAATCGTCACAGAAAATATATGCCAAGCCTCATGAAACGTGGCATTATCCCAGAACCAATGGGAGCACAAAAAGGTGGAGAAAGAGCATGGCAAGTCAGGTGCTACTACTCAGAATCGCAGGTACACGATATTCGTGATATACTTGCTACCTACCATATGGGACGACCAAGAAAAGATCGACTCATTACAAACGATATAACACCTTCCAGACAAGAGTTGACAAGACGTATGGGAGATGGTATACTGACATATACGAGAACTGACGATGGGCGATTCGTGCCTGTTTGGTCAGAATCTATTTAGTCCATAAGGAGAGACATGGAAAACGATAACACAAAAATCAGCGTTACTCTTGGGTATACGCTTAATCTGGGCAACTTTCAGTCCTTGCGTGTAGACCTTGGGGTAGTCGATACACGCCGTGACGGTGAAAGTGCAAACGAAGCCTTTGAGCGAGTCTACGCATTCGTAGAAGAGAAGCTTGCAGAAAAGGTACGTGAAGCTTCGTCAGAGATCGACAGTAAGTAATGGCAGACCGCAAAGACCGTATGGCTTTGCTCTCAAGGTACTCCAAGCTTTATGTCGTAAAGCATGAGAAGAAGCCACTACTAAACCTTAACGTTGAGCAATGGTCAGCCGATGCACTCATTGAGTCATACGGCTTGCCATACTGCTACGACCTACTTGAGTACTACTTTGACGTTGCAGAAACGCCAACATGGAAATACTTCGCAAATTATGCAGAATCACTAATCATTGCTCGTGACCAACTCCGACAGGATCTTGAGGAACGAGCGGCTCGTAGAAAGAAAGCAAAGGAATGGCTGAATGAGTAACATCGAATCAAAGGTAATCTCCGCAGTCCTAGAGGACAAGCAGGTACACGTACTGCTTCAGGCAAACGTAGACAACCTTCTACGAACACATAATGATGTCTGGAACTTTATCCGCAACTATTTTGAGAACAATGGCACAGTTCCGCCCACCAGTCTTGTCATTGAGAAGTTTCGTGACTTTGAGCCAGTCGCTGGGGTAGGTGCGACCAAGCATCACCTTGATGAACTACAGGCAGAATACCTTAATGATAACCTTAAGGACATTATTCGCAATGCTGCTGCGGACGTTCAGTCTGGGCAAGGTCTAGAAGCACTAGAAGACCTTATTACAAAGACTTCAGAGCTTAAGAAGAATACCTCTGCTATTCGTGATATTGATGTGACAGACATTGATTCGGCACTTGCATACTATCGTCAGGTGCAAGAGCAAGCAGAGCTTGGTGTCACAGGTATCAAGACTGGTCTTCCAGGATTCGACAACTATCTTCCTGCAGGTATCATGCCAGGACAGCTAGGCGTATTCCTTGCCTATCCAGGTATTGGTAAGTCGTGGCTCTCGCTTTACTTTGCAGTACAGGCGTGGAGACAGGGCAAGTCGCCTATGGTTATCAGTCTTGAGATGTCAGAGACGGAGGTTCGTAACCGTGTTTTTACAATCATGGGCGATGGTCTTTGGTCTCACCGCAAGCTATCTTCTGGTCAAGTTGAGCTAGACATGCTCAAGTCTTGGCATCAGAAGAATCTGCAGGGCAAGCCAGAGTTCCACATCATCTCAAACGATTCTGGTGGAGAAGTTACGCCATCAGTTCTGCGAGGTAAGATCGATCAGTACAAGCCTGACTTCATTATTGTAGACTACCTGCAACTTATGTCGCCTAACCAGAAGGCTGATAACGAGACGGTACGTATGAAGAACCTATCTCGTGAACTAAAGCTTATGGCTATTAGCGAGGAGATTCCAATCATTGCTATCTCGTCAGCCACACCAGACGATGTTAACAAGCTGGATACTGTTCCTACATTGGGACAAACTGCTTGGTCACGCCAGATTGCCTACGATGCTGACTGGGTGCTTGCACTTGGTCGTGGAGCAAACTCAGACATTATTGAGTGTGTCTTCCGTAAGAACCGAAACGGCTTTATGGGCGAGTTCTTTATTGAGACTGATTTTGACAAGGGTATGTATCGATACAAGGATTTCGAAGATAACTAGTTATAATGGGGTATGCAAAACTATCACCACAAACCTATCAAACGATTTGGGCTAGACGGAGTAATTTATGACGATTCGGCAATTGTCAGACTAAAAGAAGAATACATCCGACTACTCAAGACAGAGATGGTTTTGACAGGGTATGTACAAAGACTAGATATTAATCCAGACTTCACAATCAGTTTTGACCACAAAAGAAAAGTATTCGAATTTACAATCTCATTATATGGAGTATACGTAGGAAAGAAAAAAGCACAATGGATATCAGGAATAGACGAAACACGAGCAATACCTTCACACAAGAGCAAATTAAAAGAGTTCTCACAGGAGCAGGTGTAGATATTGAGTCTGAAGTAGATTCGGACTACATTATCTTCTGCCCCTTCCATAATAACTCACGCTCACCTGCTGGTGAGGTGGATAAGTCTAGTGGCACGTTCTTTTGCTTTTCCTGCCATCACATCA